CCGATAAGTAGCATAGATCTCGGAAAGCGTACCCTCTACTGGTTGAGCGACCCACTCCTCCACCTCCCGCATCTGCATCACGGCACTTACCCCTATTGCACCGCGAACGACTCCGAACACGTCGGCAGGTTGAAATACATCAGCCTGCATACGGTTCATGATCGCAAACCATGCAGGGTAATTGACCTTCATCACCCAGTCTTTCAACTCGGCAAATCGGGCCAACTCCCTACGTAGCTGCGACTTATAAAAGTCGACAACAGATGTGGTTACGCTCTGAGTCGCTTGGTAGGCGACGGCCTGAGGCTCAACCGCAGTTATAGCCCCAAACCAAGCGTCCCAATGCTTCGCCCCAAAGGGCGACATTGGGTGCAGAAGAGAGAGTATAGTATTTCTAAGCTTACGGCCCGGAACCCTTAATAAGGGCTGCGTCAATCGCGCAGTTGACCGGTAACCGTACCCTAGCGCTCTGAGAACCGATGCCAGACGAATGGGTCCTAAAGAGGCACACCGACTTACCATTTCCATCATACACGTAAGAGAGCGGTTAGAAATCGCAAACTCACGGTAAGAGAGAAAGGTAACATCGACCCCTCTTAGGACCATCCGCTTCGCAAACTCAAAAGACCCCCGTACTCCTGGTAGCGATTTAGCTAGGCTTAGGGATATTCCTAACTTCCGACACATGAACTCATAACGTCTGGCGACTTTACCGTCCCCTATGACGATATCATCCCCCAAAATACCATAACCCTCAAACCAGCCCTCATGGCCTTCCAAAAACGCACAATATTGTATCAGCGCGTGGTGAGAGAGCGAAAACGCCGCCCACGAAGAATAGGCCCCCATGGGCTGCCCGACACTATATCGGACTCTTGACACTGGATTGTTTCCCGAGAAGTACTCTTTGTACTTCCCCTTCGCGCACCAGTCATTTAAGATAGGCAGTGAAAACTCACGACCTACCATCAAGACCTCCCATAGAGAACCAAACTCCTCATTGAACAGCGCTTGTATGAGAGACTTCTGAATCGAACAGGGGAATCTATCAGTCGCGGACGACAAATCGAACGACCAAAACTTCCGACGAGGGGAGGCGGCGAGCATCCGAAGATACTCGACAACCTCACCCTGGTCGAAAGTCCCGTCCACTCGAACGTCGCCGCGATTGAGGCCTTTCAGGACCTTCAACAGAAAGTCATGAAAGGGTTTTAACGCCACCTGGGACCAGTAGTCTAACATCGCAAATATCCGCACCTTACCTGGTTCATACTTTAAAGCTAGGGAACCTATTGGACCCCTAGTAAAATCCGCCCCCGGGTCCCCGCCCCAATCCTGAAGAGAGGGGTCATCCCGGGATGCCCCGACGACCGCTGGC